TTGGTGAACGTCAACCTGAGCTATTTGTTCCAAGAACCTCTGGCACTATTATGCCCTCTGTTCCAATGGGAGGAGAATCGGTTGTAAATAACATCACAGTCAGTGTTGACGCTACAGGATCTGCCGTCAGTGGCTCATCTGCTGAAGGTAATGAGTTAGGTCAACAAATTGCTGTTGCGATACAATCAGAATTAATTAGACAAAAACGCAGCGGAGGTTTACTTGCATAATGGCTACATTTCCAAGCATCACACCTCAATACGCAACACAAGAAACTAAAAACTTAGATTTTGAGAGAATTAGATTAGGTGATGGCAGAGAGCAGCGTTTAGTGTTTGGCTTGCCAGCAAATAAAAGACTTATTAATTTAAATTTGACATTTAATGTTTCGACAACAGATGCTTCAACTATAGATACTTTTCTTGATGAAAGATTTGATGATCAAGCAAATTTCGATTTCACTCCGCCTCATCATTCATCAGCATTAAAATTTATCTGCACACGAAGATCGAGAACAGCAATACTAAACAACAGAGTAATTATGAATTTAACCTTTGAGGAGGTTGCGGAGGCTTAGATGGCAATTCCACATTCAGAATTACAATCATTGAATCCATCAGCAATTATTGAACTTTTTGTTTTAGAACTTGTGGCGGGTTTGCATTATGCAACAGGAAATCCAGATAGTGTACCAACTACATTCAGATTTCATTCTGGTTCAAATATGAATAGTAATACTGAACTTGTTTGGCAAGGTAATTCATATCAAAGACTACCTATTGCTGCAAGTGGTTTTGCATATACTGGTAGAGGTCAAACCCCAAGACCACAATTAACCTTAAGTAATTTTGGTGGTATTACAAGAAGCGGATCAGTAATTGATGTTTCTGGTTTTTTGGCGATTGTAAATCAAACAACTGCACATAATGACTTACTAAATGCAAAATTAACTCGATTACAAGTGCTTGCCTCTAGTTTAGATAATGCAAATTTTAGTTCTGGCAGTAATCCTTTTGGAACTCCAAATAGTGATGAATTACCCCAAGAAATTTATTTTATTGATAGAAAAATAACAGAAAACAGACAAGTCGTACAATTTGAATTAGTAGGACAGCTTGACGTTGAAAATAAACAGTTACCAGCTAGACAAGTCACAAGGGCTGATTTCCCCGCTGTAGGTACTTTTGTTTCATAATGTATGTTCAGAAATCTTGGAAAAAAGATGCAATGGAACACGCAGAAGAATGTTATCCAGAGGAGTGTTGTGGTTTAGTTGCAAAAAAAGATGGTAAAGAAATTTTTTGGAAATGCAAAAATATTGCTTATGAATTTAAAGCAACATCTTTTGTAATTGACACTGATGACTGGGTTGAGTGCGAAGATAGTGTTGACGATATAATTGGAATAGTTCATAGTCACCCTGATAATGAATTACAATTTTCACTTTCGGATAAAATAAGTTGTAAAGAATTAGATCTAACTTTTTATCTTGTAGAACCCGCAACTGATCGTATGATTAAAATAGAGCCAAACGAGGTCAAATGCTAAGAAAAATTAGAGTTTATGGAAGGCTTAGAAAATTTTTAGGTCAAGCTGAGTTTGAAGCTGACGCAAAAAATGTAATTGAGGTTATAAGTTTTTTAAAATGTAATTTTAAAGGCATACAAAAGCACATGATGAATCAAGAGTATAAAATCACTTGTGGTAACACAGTTATTACTGAAGATTTACTTACTTTAAAAAGTTCTAATGAAATAAAAATAGTTCCTCTGGCTCATGGAAATTTCTTTTTTAGTATTGCTCTTGGAGCTTTAGCAAAATTTGGTGCAAGTAAAGTTGGAGTAACATTGTTAGGTAGTAAATTACTAGCAACTGCCGCTACTACTGCTTTAACTGCGGTAGGTACAAGTATGATTGTTGGAGGTGTAACGCAAATGTTGACACCTCAAAGAAAAAACATGAACTCTGCTTCAAGTGGAATGGATAGATTAGATCCAGCAGCTTTAGCAAGTAACTATAGTTTTACTGGTCTTAGTAATGTCAGCCAAGCTGGTATTCCAGTTAATTTAGTTTTTGGAGAAATTATTGTTGGATCTATAACTGTTTCTAATGGCATTGATACAGTTCAAGTTGAGGGAGAAAATTAATGGGATTTGAACCGACAGATGAATCAAGAGTAATTATTAATCCTGATTTGCCGTCAGATGCACTTTCTAGTAAGCAATTTAACACACTTATTGATGTCGTTTCGGAAGGAATTATAGAGGGAAGTGCAACAGCGTCTAAAAATGGCGTAACTGATAAAACATCTACTGAATACAAAAATAGTTTTTTAAAAGATATTTTTTTAAATCAAAATCCAATTCTACAACCAGCAGCTAGTGTAAGTAATCCATCAGACTCGGATTTTAATTATCAAAATGTTTCTTTTGATTTTCGTTTAGGTACAAGCAATCAAACTTTTATTTCTGGTATTGATGCAACAGAAGCTGAGAATATTATTGGTACAACTGTCACAACATCAACTCCTGTAACACACACTGTTTCTTCAGATACTATTGACGCTGTAAGAGTTACTGTGAAATTTCCTTCTTTGCAGCTTTTTGATGATAACGGAGATATAAAAGGCACAGAAGTAAGGCTTAATATTGTAACTATAGAAAATGACGGGACTACAACAACTGTTATTGATGACACAGTAAAAGGCAGATCAACAAATCCATATTTAAGAGATTATTTAATAAAATTTAGATCAAACACTGCTTTTCCTGTTTCTGTAAGAGTTGGAAGAGTTACGGCAGATAGTACAGAGGCAACTCTAGTAAATGCTTTTAGTTTTCATACTGCAACTAATATAATTTTTGAACAAAACGCATATCCAAATACTGCTCATGTGGCATTAAGACTTAATGCAGAGCAGTTCCCAAGAGTTCCATCAAGGCGTTTTAGGCTGAGAGGTATTAAAGTATCAATTCCAAATAATGCTACTGTAAACTTGGCTGATGGCTCTTTAAGCTATAGCGGAACATGGGGTGGAACTTTCGCCACTGAAAAAGCATGGACAACAGATCCAGCTTGGATTTTATATGACATTCTTACAAATGACAGATATGGCTGTAACATACCCGCAGATAATTTGAATAAATTTACATTTAAAGAGGTAAGTGACTACTGTGGATTTCAAGTAGATGCTGGTAATGGTGATGGATCTACGGAGCCACGTTTTGCACTTAATGTAAATATTACACAACGTCAGTCTGCGTTTGATTTGATTAATGATATTTGTAGTGTAATGAGGGTAATGCCATTCTATGAAGCTGGTGGAATTTCAATAGCTCAAGATGCCCCCTCAGATCCTGTTTATATTTTTAACTACAGTAATGTGACAGAAGATGGATTTCAATATACAGGAAGTAGTTTAAAAACAAGACATACAGTTATCAATGTCACTTACTTTGACATGATTACACAAGAAACAGATGTTGAAGTTGTTGAAGCTGATAGTGCTACTCAAACAAAGTACGGTGTAAATGTAAAAAATATTGTTGCTTTTGGTACAACGTCTAGATCTCAAGCTAGAAGATTTGGAAAATGGTTTTTGTATAGTGAGCAAAATAATGGAGAAACTTGCACTTTTTCGACTACTATTGCTGCTGGTACTTTAATTAGACCTTCAAACATAATTTCAATCTCTGATCCTGTTAAAGCTGGAACCAGAAGAGGTGGTCTTATTAGCTCTGCAACTTCAACAGTAATAACCATTGATGATCGTGCTAATACAAATATTCCATCATTATCTGAATCACCTACATTAACAGTGATGCTTCCAGACGGCACTTTACAAACTAGAACAATAGCAGATTTTAACTCAAATGTTTTAACTGTTTCCTCTGCCTTTTCACAGACTCCAAATGCAAATGCTCCGTATATTATTGAGACATCAACTTTGCAAACAACTACATGGCGTGTGATAACTATAACAGAAAATGATGATAAGACTTTTTCAATTACTGCACTTGAACATGACCCTGACAAATATGCTTTTGTAGAAGATGGCAGTGCAATTCCAGCCAAAAATACTTCAATTCTTACAGAAATAAAAAGACCACCAGAAGGATTATTTGCTGAAGAGAAAATTGTTGAGATAAATAATAGAGCAGTTTCAAAAATTATCCTTGACTGGCAACCTGTTTCAGGAGCTTCAAATTATAGAGTGCAATTCCGATCTAACAATGGAGATTTTAATGAAATAACAACATCTTCAAGCAGTGTAGATATATTAAATACTGACGTTGGGAACTATGAGTTTCGTGTTTTTGCTTATAACGCAGTAGGTCAACCATCTGCAAACCCTTCAACACTCAACTTTAATGCTATTGGTAAAACAGCAGTTCCAGCAAATGTAACTAATGCAACACTAGAGCCTTTGCCTGACGGAAATACAGCAAGAATAAGATGGGATCAAACTACAGACCTTGACGTTAAATATGGAGGACAGGTATATATCAGGTTCTCTGAACTAAGCAGCGGTGCAACTTTTTCAAACAGCACAGACGTTATAGAAGCTGTTGGAGGAGCTACAACAGAAGCTACTGTTCCTTTAAAATCAGGAACTTACTCTTTAAAATTTCGTGACACAGGCGGCAGATTTAGCACAACTGAAGCAACAATAACAGTTACAGTTCCAAGCATAGGAAATAAACTTTCAATAATTAGTCAAAGAGAAAATCCAAATTTTGCTGGCACAAAAACAAATCTAACTGTTGCATCAAATGAACTGAAATTAACAGATCCAGCCACTAACTTGACAGGCTCTTATGCTTTTCAAAATGCTCTGGATTTAGGTGGTGTGTTTTCTTTAGAGATAGAAAAACATCTAAAAAGCGTTGGCATAAATGAGTCTGATTTATTTGATAGTATTCCAAATTTAGATTTAAGGGACGATTTTGATGGAACTGTTGCAGAGCAAACAAATGCCACAGTCTTGGTTAGAACCACAAGTGACGATCCCTCTAGTTCTCCTACTTATGGATCATTTAATAAATTTTTTAAAGGAACTTTTAAAGGAAGAGGATTTGATTTTAAGTGTGATATACAAAGTGAAAACGCAAATGAAAATATAAAAGTTTCTGAACTTGGATTTGATGCCTTTTTACCAGCTAGAACAGAGCAAAGCACAACAATAAAAACATCAGGAACTTCAGCATCTGGGTTAGATATTAGTTTTGCTAATTCATTTTTTACAGGCACTTCAGCAATCGGTGGATCAACTTCCGCATATCCACCATCAATCATGGTAACTCCACAAAACATGGCCACTGGTGATTTCTACCAAATAACATCTATAACTGGGTCAGGATTTAATATAAAGTTTTTAAATTCAAGTGGTACAGTTATAAGTAGAAACTTTAGCTTTTCAGCGGTAGGATATGGCAAAGGAGGTTAATTAATGTCTAGTAAACAACATGATTATGTAATTGATAATGCCTCTGGAAGTGTCGTAAGAGGAGACATCAATGACGTATTACAAGCTATTGTGTCTTTAAATTATGGACCTAATCAGCCAACAACTAGATATCCATATCAATGGTGGGCTGATACAACAGCAAATATTTTAAAGATTAGAAACTCTGCAAATGACGCTTGGATAAATGTTATTACTTTGGCGGGTGGTATAGATGTAGATGCCGCAAGTAATTTCAATGAAGATGTAGTTTTTTCTGGTGCTAGTGAAGAGTTACGTTTTGATAAGTCTGATAATGCTCTTGAATTTAATGATAATTTTAAAGCAACTTTTGGAAATAGTAATGATTTAATTATTCAGCATAGTTCAAATAAAAGCAGTATTAATGATGCTGGTACTGGCGATTTAGAACTACAAAGAGGTGGGACAGCAGTTTTTAGTATTGTATCTGGTGGTATTTCTCTAGCGGGTGGTGCAGCTTCTAATATCACTGCTTTATCTGATGGTGCGACAATTACTATTGATATGGCTACTGCCTGTCATCATTCTGTTACTTTGGGTGGCAACAGAACCTTTGCTGCCCCTAGTAATCAAGTAGTTGGACAAAGTGGGTCAATATTTATTACACAAGACGGAACTGGGTCAAGAACAGCAACTTTTAACAGTGCATTTAAATTTATTGGCGGTAATGCTCCAACATTAACAACTACTGCTAGTGCCACAGATCGGATTGACTATATAATAAAATCAAGTGGAGATATCCATTGTGCTGTTTCTCTAGATGTAAAATAAATGGCAATCATTCCAGCAATCAAAGACTTTACTGTAGATAGAAGAGCAGACTTTGGTTTACGTCTTACTTTTAAAGATTCAACAGGAACTGGAATAAATTTAACTGGTTATACTGTTGCTGCTCAAGTTTGGGAAGAAACAAGAACAACAAAATATGCAGACTGGGCGGTTACATATTCAAATAGAACAAGTGGAATTATAGACATAAAATTATCAGACACACAAACAGCAACATTTTCTCCAAATGAGCTTAAATATGATGTTTTATTAACAGACGGAAACGGAGATAAAAATTATTATTTACAAGGTACACTATACATAAGCGAAGGTTACACAACATGAGTAGTCCTAATTCTGTCACTGTAAGTCAGGTTTCTGATGTAACTACAGTTGAAATTACAACGCAAGGGCCGCAAGGACCCGCCATATCTGGTGTTAATTTTGATATATCTGGCAAAGTTGATGATGCGGTGCTGTATTATCACGCTGCTAGTGATACCATAAAAGCAGATAACACCACTACCAAACTTACACTCGTTAATGGAGGGAATTTTTAGGCCATGTCTAACACTATAAGAATTAAAAAAAGAGCAGCGTCTGGAAGTGCTGGCTCTCCTTCAAGTCTTTCTCCATCAGAATTAGCATTTAATGAAGCGGATTTAAAATTATATTATGGTTTTGGTGATGATGGATCTACACCACCATCTGCAAGTTCAATAATTACAATCGGTGGTTCTGGTGCATTTTTTAATAAAACAGATACTAGGGACGCAAATAGAATTTTAGCTGGCCCTACCTCTGGATCAGCGGCTGCTCCTACATTTAGAGCTTTAGTTAGTGACGATATTCCAGCCCTTGCACATACAAAAATTTCTGATTTTGACACAGGAGTTCAAGCAAATAGAGTTGACCAGTTAGCAAGTGCAACAAACCCAGTAACAGGAGTCACCCCGACTGCTGATGCTCATTTTGCGACAAAAGGATATGTTGATGGTGTTTCTCAAGGTTTAGATATTAAAGACAGTTGTGTTGCTGCTACTACAGGAAACATAACAATATCTACTGCTCTTAATAATGGAGATACTTTAGATGGTGTATCTCTTTCAACAAATGACAGAGTATTGGTCAAAGACCAGTCAACTGCTTCAGAAAATGGAATTTATATTGTTGGATCTTCACCAGCAAGGGCTGATGACTTAGCTGCTGGGGCTGATGCGGCGGGTATGTTTACTTTTGTTGAGCAAGGTACTGTCAATGCTGATAATGGTTTTGTTTGTACATCTAACAAAGGATCAGCGGTAGTCGGGACAAATAATTTAGCTTTTGCTCAATTCTCTGGTGCGGGTCAAATCACAGCGGGTGATGGTTTAGATAAGTCTGCAAACACACTATCTCTTGATCTCAAATCAAATGGTGGTCTTGTAATTGAGTCAACAGAATTAGCAATAGACTTGGCTGCAAGTTCAATCACTGGAACTTTGCCAGTTACAAAGCTAACAAGTTTGACATCTACTGTGACAGAATTAAATGTCCTTGATGGCATCACTTCCACGACTGCTGAATTGAATCTTATGGACGGAGGCACATCTGCCACCTCAACAACTTTGGCGACAGCAGACCGCTTTGTTTGTAACGATAATGGCACAATGAAACAAGTGGCACTAAGCGATCTAGTGACATTTCTTGAGGACGGAGCAACATCTGGTTTTGATATTAATGGCGGCACATATTGAACGCTGATTCTTAAGGAGGTGAACAAATGGCAGTCACAATTAAGCTTAAAAATGCAAGTGGCAGCGATCCAAGTGCCAGTGATTTGGTTGTCGGAGAAGTAGCTTTAAGAACAGATACAGCAAAATTATTTACAAAAAAAGATGATAATTCTGTAGCTGAAATAGGTGGGACTGCGACTGTCGCTGATGATGCTATTTCAACTTCAAAAATACAAGATG